CGGCCATGAGTCGAGCGACTCTGATGCTACGCGCGAGGCCTGGAAGAAGTCCGGCCACTATGTGCCGCAGCGACCGGACGCCACGGCAGAGGTCCAATCCTTTCGCATCGAAGCGCTAGTCTCGCGTCCTATGCGCCTGCTAGTGGAGGACTGGTGCGAGGCCGAGAACCATTCACTGAGGACCGGCGACGATCAGATGCGCATCGACTTTCGAACGAAGCGCGAGGCCAAGCCGTGGCTCGTTACGAAGAAAACGATAAACCTTTTCTTGAAGGATTCCGGCTACACGACGGCACAGTACCGAGCCGGCGAGAAGATCGACAACGAGGTCATCCGGTTCATGGCACTTGACCGCCAGCTAGATCATTGGTGGGTCGAGATCGGCGCATTCAGCACGGCCACGGGTCCGCGCTATCGCCAGCTTTGGTTCGGCCGCATCGACACGCGGGACCAGCTGCGCGAGATGCAGCGCATCTATCAAGTGCCGGATGCGTGCGTGGCGCAGGACAGAGGCTACCGGCCGAGCGATGTCGACCGCGACTGCGCCGAGTTTGGCTGGCGAGGAATGCGTGGCTATGGTCGCAAGACTTGGACAATGCGCGACGAGCACAGCGACAAGCTGGTTAACTTCCCATTCTCTGAGCCGCGCGTAAGTGACTACCGCGGAGGCGATGTCTTTTTTTACGAGTGGTCTGGTGACTACTTCAAGGACACGCTAGCGGTGGCGCTCGATGGCAAGGGCGATCTGAAGTGGGAAATTCCCACCGATGCGAACCCGCTCTACCTCGAGCACCTCAAGGGCGAGTCGAAGGTAGAGGTCCGATCCGGCGTTTGGGAGTGGCGCGAGGTGCGCAGCAACGCACCGAACCACGGCCTAGACACTTCGGCCATGCTGCTTTGTATGGCGACCATTGCCGGCGTCATCCGGTACACGCCGCCTCCGGATAAGTCGGATTAACGCTAGCGCGTCCGACCGTCAAAAGGTTGGACAGTTGCCGCTTTTACATGGGCAACGATAATCCGTTTGAAGGACTGGACAGCGCGACGTTGGCAACGCTGAAGACCGAGACCATTGCAGCCATCCGCGCGGTGCTGGTGAATTCGTCCTACAGCCTCAACGGCAAGAGCGTGACCCGTGCGGATTTGACCCGCCTCAACATTATGCTCGGTCAGATCCAGTCGGCCATCGACTATCAAGCCGGCACGACGACCGACCAGACTTTCGTTTCTTTTAACGGCAACTAACATGGACTTCGACGCTTCAAAGGTCATCAGCACCGCGCCTTGGTATGACAAGGCCATCTCGGCCATCGCTCCGGCCTGGGGCTTGAAGCGCTTGGAGTCGCGCGTGCAGGCTGCGCTCTTCAACTACAACGCGGCGACGACCAATCGGCTTTACGCGCCGAAGCAGTACGGTCTGCCGAGCGAGTCATCGACGACTGTGCGCGACCGCATTGTGATGATGTGGGAAAGCCGCGACCTCGTGGAGAACTTTCCGGAGGCGCGCGAGATCAGCCGCAAGTTTGGCAACTACCTGACGCCCCATGAGTACAGCCCGACGACAGGTGACCGCGACTACAACGCCATCGTTGCGGATTACTTCCACGAGTGGTGCAAGACGTGCGACGTGACCGGCCGGCATACTTTCAAGAAACTTATCCAGCTGGCGGCAGAGCAGCGCCCGGTTGACGGCGACTGTGGCTTCGTCATTCGACGCGTCGATGGCGAACTGAAGATTCAGCTGGTGCCTGGAACGCGCATCGGCAATCCGAATATGCTCGGCTCAGAGCCGAACAACTATTTCCAAGGAGTGTTCACGAATGAGTTCGGTCGGCCCGTTGCCTATCGCATCTTCCGCGTGACGCGCGAGGGAGTCTATTATGATCCAGAAGACATCGAAGCTCAGTTTTTCTGTCATTACTTTGATCCGTTCCGCGTGGACCAATACCGTGGAATCACTGACTTCCATGCTGCGATCCGCACGGCTCGGATGCTATACGAGATTCTCGAAGCTGAAAAGGTTGGCGTCCGCTTTGCTAGTCAGCAAGCCGCCCTCGTATTTTCCGACCGAGGAACTGCCAACCCACGAAACCTGTTTACGCCTAATCCGGCGCAAACGCTCGCGAACGGGCAAACGCAGAAAAACGAGGAGTCGCAAATAGGGCAGATTCGTTACTTCGGAACGGCCGACAAGATCGAGGTGATGCCGTCGCGGCCTAGTGCTGCGTTCGAAGGATTCGTGCAGCACCTGATGCACGAGATCGCAATTGGCGTCGGCATTCCCGAGGGCGTTCTGTTCGGTACGCAGAACTACAAGGGGCCGAGCGTGCGTGCAGACTTTGCCGCGGCCGACCGCGTGTTTACGCGCCATCAGGGGATCTTGCAGGACAAGGTGCTCGATCCGATCAAGAACCAAGTCATCATCGACGCGATTGCGCGTGACCTAATTCCGGCTCCTCCGCGCCGCGATGGCGAGACGGTGGTGCAGGCGATGAAGCGTGCGACGCGTGGTGAGTGGCGATTCCCGGCTAAGCTCACGATTGACATCGGGCGCGAGTCCGCGGCTAACCTGAACGAGAACCGGCAGGGCGCGAAGTCGTTGCAGGAGATCGCAGCCGAGGAGGGCACCGATGCTTTCGGGCGCTTGGAGCAGATCGCGATTGAGGCATCGTTTGTGTCCGAACTGGCGCAGCGCTACAACGTGCCCGAAACCTCAATTCGCATGGTTACCCAGCAGCTGCCGGCGAATCCGGCGATGGCTGCCGCTCTTGGTGATAACGTCACGCAGACGGCAATTGATGCCGTCAATGCTACGCAGAAGCAGCCGGCACAAGATGCGCCGCCTCCGAATGATGCCGAGCTATCCGACAACCGCATCGTTATCGACTTTGCCGAGGATGGTTACGTTCCGAACGATTCAATGGTCGCCAACGCGAAACGCGCGCTGGAAGTCCGCGAGTCTAAGCCGGCCAGCCAGCGTGGCATGACCTCGGTGGGCATCGCTCGCGCGCGAGACATCATTAACAAGCGTGCGCTCTCCGAGGACACGGTGCGCCGCATGAAGGCGTACTTTGACCGCCACGAAGTCGACAAGAAGGGCGCGACCTGGGACCAGCAGGGGAAGGGGTGGCAGGCTTGGAACGGCTGGGGCGGTGACGCCGGCCAGACGTGGGCCAACGCTATCGTCGAGCGACTGAACAAGCGGCAAGCATCTAATGCGCAGAATAAGATTGAGTTTTCTTCGGAAGTAGAAGCCGACTTTGCCGCGCGAAAGATGCCATCAAACGATTGGCTCGGTTCAATCGCAGCCTATCGTCGCGAACTAGAACAAAGGAAAAAGGAATTTGTTCTGCCTTCTCCTGCTGGCACAGAATCAGGTGAAGACTTTTTGAAACGGTGCATGGGTGATGCGATGATGGTTGGAGAGTTTCCCGATGAGTCCCAGCGGTATGCCGTTTGTCAGCGTCAACTTAATCCGAACGCCTAAACATGGACACGCAAAAGCAGATCGACCATCTCATCGAGCTGGCAATCGAACAGCGCGGCGAGATTGCGCGCATTTTAAAGGAACTTCCGGAGATCCGGAAGCAGTTGCGTGACGAAGTTGTAATTGCGCTTGAAGACGTAGAACCGCAGCTGCGCGAGGAGTTGGCGCAAATTTCAAATCAGGTTGTCGCCAACGAGGTCAATGCGTTGGAGTCTAAAATCTCAGCGCGCGTATCGGATCTGTTGGCGCGTCTTGAGTTGTCGGCTGGCGCCAAGTATTCTGCGCTGATGGCAGAGCGCGAGAAGAACGCGCAGCTGCTGGAGGTTGCGGAGCAGCGAATCCTTTTGGCTACCGCTGAACTGCCGGAGACGGTCACGCGGATTCTGGATGAGCAGATCAAGGCGCGCGAGGAGTTTGCCGCGCCGCAAACGCTCACGCCGCTCGGCAAGTGGAAGGCCGGCGAATATGAGACGCTCGATGTCGTTTCGATTAACGGTGATTCCTACATTGCGAACCGTGCGACGCGGGAGAAGCCGAGCCGGTCAGCAAAGGACTGGACGCTCTTGGCTGCACGCGGTGCTGGCGGCGGTGGTTCGAATATTAACTCGCTGACGGATCTGACGGGCACGCCGGCGGCTGGTCAGTTGCTCATCGGTAACGGCGGAGATTTCCAGCTGAACACGTTGACGGCTGGATCGAACGTCACGATTACGAACACGCCTGGCGGCATCGAGATTGCTGCGTCTGGCGGCGGAGGCGGCGCCGGTACGGTGACCAGCGTTGCGGCGACGGGCGATGGCGCAGTCTCGGTCAGCGGCAGTCCAATCACGACCAGCGGCACCTTTGCGATCTCGCTCGCAAGCACGGCGGTTACGGCTGGCAGCTATGGCGCGGCGGATAAGGTCGGCACGTTTACGGTCGACAGCCAAGGTCGCCTTACTGCTGCGGTAGATGCGACGATCAGCATTTCGACGAGTCAGGTCACGGGACTCGGCAGCGCTGCCTTGCAGTCCACGACTTTCTTTGCGCCTGCGACCACAGGAAGCGACATCCTGAGCGGAAACGGCTCGGGCGGCTTTGCCTCTGTCACCGTTGGAACTGGTCTGACGTACACAGGCGGCACGTTGTCGGCTACAGGTGGCGGCGGATCAGGAACCGTGACAAGCGTTGCTGTAACCAGCGACGGCGATGTGACGTCTTCAGGCGGGCCGATCACGGCGAGCGGTACGTTTACG